TACATAGCAAATAATGCCTGGCCACACTGATAAAAAACCAAAACGACGTAGGGTTAAAAGAAGACCCTTAATGAAAACTGTTAAATCTTCAGTTACCAAAGGTCAACAAAAATCTATAAATAGAATCTCAGACCCAAAGAAAAAAGCATACATAAAAAGACGTATACTTATGGGTGACACTATGGCGCAAGCTAAAAAGAACTATGCCAAGAAAGAGAAATTATCGTAAAGAGTACGATAATTATCATTCTCAATCTATTCAAAAGAAACGTAGAGCAGGACGTAACAAAGCGCGCCGTATGATGGTGCGTGCAGGTAAGGCAAAAAAAGGAGATGGTAAAGATGTTTCACACAGAGACAACAATCCTTTGAACAATATCCCTAAAAATATTAAAATGGAAAAAAGGAAACCAAATAGGTCGTTTCCAAGAACTAAAACAGCTAGGAGAAAAAAATGAAATATCATGGTATAAACGCCCCACTACGAGAAGGCAAAGAATTTGCTAAACCAATGAATAAATACGCAATAATTAAAAAGAAAAAAAATGGCAGTAAAAAGAAAAAAGTCTAGTAGTAAGAAAAAAGCCGTTCCAACTAATCCTAGTTTATACGCTAGAGTAAAGGCAGAAGCTAAAAGAAAGTTTAAAGTGTATCCTAGTGCATATGCAAATGGGTGGCTTGTAAGAACTTACAAAAAGCGTGGCGGCCGTTACAGAAGTGGCTAAACGTAAAGACCCAAAAGTAGGGACAGGTAAAAAACCTAAAGGTAGTGGACGTAGGTTATATACTGATGAAAACCCTAAAGACACAGTACGAATAAAGTTTGCTACTCCAGCTGATGCTAGAGCAACAGTTGCTAAAGTTAAAAAAATAAAAAAACCTTTTGCTCGTAAAATACAAATTTTGACTGTTGGAGAACAAAGAGCTAAAGTTATGGGTAAAACCCAAGTGGTTAATATTTTCAAAAAAGGTAAAGAAAGTATTAGAAAAAAGAGGAAAAAGAAATGATGTTTATATTTGATTGGATTTACGATTTACTGATTTCAATATCAGTAATTATTAGTGTTGCTTCTATTGTGGCAACATTTACACCATCAGAAAAAGATGACATTTGGCTAGGTAAGTTTTACAAACTAGTAGATGTTATTGCATTGAACTTTAAATTAAGGAAGTAAGATGGCAAAACCTAAAGGCGGATTAACAGCATGGTTTGGAAAAGGCAAAAAAGGGGATTGGGTAGATATCTCAGCCCCAAAGAAAAAAGGCAAGTTCCAGGCATGTGGTAGAAAGTCCGCCAAAGGTAGCAGTAAACGTGGTTATCCAAAATGTGTACCACGAGCAACAGCTAGAAAAATGACACCTGCACAAAGAAGAAGTGCAGTCGCAAGGAAAAGAGCAGCAGGCAATCCAGGAGGTAAGCCAACCAATGTAAGAACTTTTGTAAAGAGGAAAAGAAATGGCAGAAAGAAAAAAAAGTAAAATGCCTGCAAGAAATAAGAAGAACTTTCGTTCTACTAAATCTGGTGCAGGTATGACCGCTGCTGGTGTCCGTGCATACAGAAGACTAAACCCTGGAAGTAAGTTAAAAACTGCCGTAACTGGTAAAGTAAAAAAAGGTAGTAAAGCGGCTAAAAGAAGAAAATCTTTTTGTGCTAGGTCTGCAGGGCAAATGAAAAAGTTTCCAAAAGCCGCAAAAAACCCAAATTCAAGATTGAGACAAGCACGAAGACGTTGGAAGTGCTAAATGCCTAAGAAAACAAAAAACTCTTTTTCAAGTGTTCACACTCCTGTTTGTGGGGTTCGAGGTAAGAAAACTTCTATTGGTAGGGGTAATGTTGGTTTTTCTTCTATGAACAAGACAAAAAAGCAAAATTGGAAAAAATATAGGGGTCAGGGGAAAAATTGACTTCACAGAATCGTTTCTAACGCGTTTTTTGAGGGTAAGTAAGGGTATTAGTCCAGTTATCTAAGTATTTTTTGTAAAGGCTTCACAGGCCGTTTAGCAACCATTCGCTGTCTTTTTTGCCTAATTGGGTACCCGACAGCGCTATTTTTTATATTAATTAGTTTTCTTTTGATTTCTGGAATGGCTTCCCATGTTAAAACTTGTTTTGCAGTACGACCACAACCCCCGCAACGTTTATCACCCCATTGCGTTGTTGTGCAGTAACCTATGCAAGGTGAGTCAGCTAGACTTGTTGTCTCTCCAACTAATTCTGATAATGTTTTAAAATTATTATCTTTCATAATGTTCCGCCGCCACTTCTATGAGTTTATTTAGATACCATTGAGATTTCCTTAAATCTTCGATTTGGTTCTTTCGCTCATATCGCCATAAGTATTTAAGTACGTTGCCTTTACAATATGCCATAAACTCTTTGTCTGACATACTTGCGTGTATAGCATCTATACATTCAATACCACCTTGGTTATAGTGCGGTGGACTATTTACCATATCTTTGTTCATTTTATGCACAATTTGGTTAAA